CGGGTGAGACGGTCGGCGGGCCGACGATGGTTGCGTGTTTGACGCCGGCCACTTTCAGCGCGTGGTAAAGATAACTTCCTTCGGGGCCTGCGGTGCTCAAGCCCTCAAGGGCGAGTGTGACGCGATAGCGGAAATCGGTGTCCGTTTCCATCACGGCCAAGCGCGGCGGGATCGCCGTTGGGGCTGCTGGCACGAGGATTTTGCGGGTTGTGCCGAAGATCGCGCCGAGTTGATCGAGGTCAGCGCCGGTTGCGTAGGCGAGCATGACGCCACGGGCGGCATCGTTGACCCGCTGCCGGATGAGCATTTCTCGGTAGGCGCAGACTTCCAGAATTTTGAAAGCCGGGTCGCTCTCCACGATGGCGGTGAAAGCAGGGTCACGAGCCTTGAGGTCATCCACCATTTCTTGCAGGATGGCGGCGTAGTCGAGACTCTCGACAATCGTCGGCGCGGGGAGGCTGGAGAGGTCGATGGGCGTGTAACTCATACGACCATGCCGTCGAGGGTGAGAGCGGTTCCGGTGGGCAGGTAGACGCCTTCGAGGGCGATGGTGATCTTGCCGGGTTCGATGGCTTGGGCGATGACTCGCGTGATCTCAACTCGAGGCTCCCACTTGCGGATTGCCTCGATGGTGGCGACATAGATTTCCACGATGGTGCCGCGATTCATCGGGGCGTCCACGAGGTCAAAGAGGCGCGAGCCGTAGTCTCGGAGCATGACGCGAGAGCCGAGCGGGGTCGTTAAGATGTCCCGAATCGATTGCTTCAAATGGTCCAGACCGGAAAGCGCCTTGCCGGTCTCGCTGCTCATGCCTCGCATGCTGGCGAATTTTAGGGACGCGCTGGGGGGTGTCTTCTGCGGGGACTTCCCGCAGAGAGGTTAGAAAGGTTTAACCACGGAGGACACGGAGAGCACGGAGGGGGTTATGGATTTGGGACTGCTGTGATTGCTGGTCCTGACATGACGCCGCCGTGCGTGTGGGTGGAGAGGGTGATGAGGTTCGATTTCATCAAGCCGGTCTGGTCGTAGTTTCCTGTCTGCGTGACATTGCCGGTGATCGTGATTCCGCCGCTGGCGATTTCGAGGGTCGTTGCGCCTACGGTGATTTTAATGCTCCCGCTGGTGATTTCGATTTTGCTGCTGCTGCCGAGGCTGTGCGTGATCTTGCTGGCTGTGATTTCGCTTTTCGCATCGCTGCCGATTTGGGCGAGGATTTTTGAGGCGGTGATTTCCGTTTTGGCGTCCGATCCAACTTTCGCCGTGATCTTTGACGGAGTGATTTCGGTCTGCGCATCGTCTCCAACTTTGACCGTTGCCGATCCTTCGGGGAGTTGCAGGAGGTGGGTGTGGTTCTCCCGGTCGTATTCTAGGATTGCCCCGTCTTTGTAGGTGGTCCGGCTGATCTCGGCTTTGTCAGCGTTGGCTGGATAGTCGTTTTTATAGATGCCTCCTGGCATGACATAGCCAGCGGAGAGTTCGCCGCCGGGGGCCATGACAATGACTTGCTCACCGACTTCCGGCGCGTGCCATGTGCGGTCTTGTCCGGCGCGGCTGGTGAGCCACGGGAGCCATGCGCTGGTGTTGTCACCCATCGTGACACGCAAGCGGGCTTTGGCGTAGTCCGCCTCAAGCACGGTGCCGGGTCGGATGGTGTTGGAAAGTCGGCGCTCAAGCTCGCCTATGCGGGCGTTGCTCATGGCGTGAGAAGGTCTTGGATCGGCACATATTTTGGTTCATGCGGGATGCCGATCTCTGGCGACCATGAAGCGCGGATGTCTGTGGGTAACGCCCCACCTTCCGGCCATGCGGTTTCTCCGAGTAGGCAGGTGTGTTCCCATTCGACCCGCCAGACTTCGTATTCGGGATTTTCGGCGTCGAACTCCTGCGGGGTTGCGGCGATGAATCGGGCGGGCGTGACGGGCATTCCGAACCGCTGGCCTTGCAGGAATGAGGCGAAGTTTGCCGACATGAGCCGCACGGCGAATTTGTTTCCGGCTTTGTAGGAGTAGATGAGCGAAGCGGAAAAGCGGATGTCGACCTGGAGTTGCTGCGTTCCCACATCCGAGGGGTCGGACGGCTCGATGGTGTCCAACTCGAAGGTGATGGCAGGGACTTCGATCTTGTCCATGTAACGCGAATATGCGGCGATGGTTTTGACCGTGCTGCCGAATTTGGCGTTGATCTTCTCGGCAATCTTCGTGTGGAGAACGGCGAGGTCTATTTGCTGAGTTGCCATTTTAGTTGGGTTTCAAACTCGCGTTGCAGGCGCTCGCCGATTTCTTTTTCCAGACTCCCCATGGCGTCCATGCCGGGGTCGAGGATGTTGATGCCTGGGGATTTTTTAATCGGCAGGCGCTCTTTTCCGACCCGTTCAAAGACATCCCCACCCATTTTTTTAGATATAAATGCACCGGGGCGCTTGGCGGGGCCTGCGGTGACTCCGCTCTTGGTCTGGCGAGGCTTCATGGCCTTTAGCGGGATGTTGCGCAGGCCTGCCCACACGCGACCGAGGACGCCATCTTTGCCCATTACTTCGACGCGCATGCGGCCCTTAATGACTTTGCCCGTGACTTTGGTCGCCTTGCTGATTCGCCGGGCGGCTTCGTTGCCTGCCCACTTGGTGACGCGAGAGACGGCGCTGCGCATGGCTGGCTCGATCTGCGCGGCGGTGGCTCCGAGGTCGCGCCCGATGCGGTCTAGCCCCTTGGCCTCGATGAAAATCATGTCACTCATGGGCGAGTGTGACGGTGGCGAGGCCGGTTCCGTCTGGCTGGATTTCCATCACGGTGTAATCTTTGCCCTCCACCTTGCAGGCGGTTTCGCGGGGGATGCCTGCGACATCCGACTCTTTGCACTGGAAGCGGGGCTGCGTGCTGTCGAGGACTACCTCGCCCACGGCGCTGTCGAAAAAGGCGTTGTCGAAATAGCCGCGCACGATCCGGGTTCCGGTTGGCAGGGAAAACAGAATCTCGGTGTGGTCGAGACCGGAAAAGAAAACATCGAGGTTGCCGTAGGTCATCGGGCGGGGTGGATGCGGATGAAGTTTCGGGCGAGGGATTTTGGCCGGATTTTGCGCCAGACTCCATCGCCTGTCTCGCTGTCGCGTTCTCCTTTGCCATTGGTGTTTCCTTCGACCGTCACGAGGTGGTCGCCGGCATCTTCGAGCACGATTCCAACATGGCTAAAATCGAATGTTACGATGTCGCCCGGCTGGGCTGGGTCTTTGTCGGTGTAGATGCTAGTCGTGCGGGTTCGATCTTTTGCCCATTGGCGGAATCCATACGCCAGCGCGGTGCGAGGTTGCCATTGGGCGGGCGAGCGGGTTAGGCGCAACCACTCGGGGACATCGTTTTCGATCAGCCACTGCTGCACGCAAAACGAAACAAAAGCGGCGCACCATGGCCACGGGCCAGGTGGCAGGTCGGTGGCGCGTTGGTATTGCCGAATCCGCGTGCCGCGATTGTTGCCGCCCTCCTCGCGGATTCCGATTTCAGCCTGGGCGATGGCGAGGAGTTTGTGGAGCATGGTCAGCTAGTGAGCAACGCGAGGGCCAAAAAAAAGAATGCGAGCAGAATCAGCGCAAAGGCGATGCGCTCAGGCTTCATTTCTTTTCTTTGCGGAAAATGTTGATGGCTCCCACGAGGGCCATTGCGGCGGCTGCGATGGCGTTGGCTTTCTCTGGATCAACGGAGATTCCCGCTGCGGCAATTACGAAAATTGCTCCCTTGTAGGTCGACTGCTCTTGCAAGCGTTTTAATATGTAATCGAGGATTTTCATTTGTCTTTGAGGCTGGGGATTTGCGGGTTGAACCAGTCCAACGTGACTGGTGGGAAGTAACGGATGCCGACCTCCACTCGCCCGAGGCTTCCCATCTTTTCCCCGCTTGGCGGCAGCGGGACGCTTACGCAGGCGGGTAGGAGCAGGAGCGGCAGGAGTGCCAGCAGGGGGTTCATTTAGCTTTGAGGCTTTCTTCGATGCGCTTGGTGCGCTCGTCGATGCGGGCGAGGGTTTCGCTGCGGTCGGCTGCGAGGCGTTCGATGGCTTGGAGGCGGATGTCTTGTTTTTCATTTTCATTTCTGACCTGGCGCATTTGCTCCGGGAGGACGATCCATCCGTTGAGCGATGAGAAGACCGTGGCGATGAGGGCGACTGCGGCGATGATTTCGGCCATGCTCATTTTGATCGCAGGGCGTCCGTCTTTTTCGTCGAGGCTCATTTTTTCTTCTTAGGCTCAGCGGCTGTTTCGACGAATGGCTTGGCGAGGCCGAGGGCGATGAGTTCGCGGGCAAAGGATGGCGATACTTCGACATCACTGCCGACCGGGCAGGTTTCGCCGGCAATCATGAGGCTTTGAAGAAGGGTGATTTTTTGAGGTTCCATAATTTGCGGTTCCTAACAAAAGCCTCCTCCGCGAATGCACACGGAGGAGGCGGTTGAGTTGTCAGCTATCGCTTAGGGCTTTTTGCCGAAAACGAATGACTGAGCGCGGCGGACAGCGAAGTCCACATCCTGCATGCAGACGATGCGGAGACGGCCCTTGGTGCTGTTGCTGTATGGGTCCACGGTGATTTCGAGACCGCCCCAGAGGCCGATGATGAAGTCGGCGAAGTTGCCGAAGAACACATCGCCAGAGGTGATCTGGTTGGTGATCTCGGTGCGGTAGCCGTTCATCGTGCCATTTTCCCAGATGGTGCCGCCGTTGGTGGAGCCGGTTGGGAATTTGAGCGCGGTCTTTGCCATGCCGCGAGTGGATGGGTTGGCGATGAATGCCATGCTGGCGACATCGGTGTTCTGCGCACTGACGAGGCTTTCCATGTCCACGAGTTCGGCAAACGTAGGCTGCACTGCGGCGAAGCTCTTGGAGAGCACACCGGCTGCGGATTTGATTCCTGTCGGGGCGTTGCTCAAACCTGTGCCGTAGAACGCTGCGGAGTCGATGGTGAGGGCGAGGCCTTGGGCGAGGTCGTTACGAAGCAGGGCTTCGACGGACAGCGAGGGCTGCATCAACATGCGGCGGGTGATTTCGCCGTAGTTTGCAACCGTGCGAGGACGGAGCGAGACGAGGCCGAAATCGATGTCGGATTTTGTCGCGTCGTCGTCTTCACCGATCCAGTAGCCTGTGCCAAATGTGGTCTGCTTGGGCATGTCCACATTTCCGACGAGGCCAGCCAGCTCGGTGCCAAGGTTCATGATGACGGCCTTGTTGCGAAGGACATCGATGAACGAGGAGGCGAGGAGGCTTGTCTGCACGGTGTTGTTGCCTGTGCCGGTGTAGCCAGCGGCGGCTTTGCCCGACACGGTGTTTGTGCCTCGCTGGCCGTAGCCTGCGGTGAGGACATCCACGGGAATCATGGTTCCTTTGACATTGCGATGGGCGACTTGTCCGGCAGCGGCTTCGCAGGCTTCCAACTCGAAAGCGGCATCTTGACGGGCTTTTTTGTCGGTTGGCTCTGCGGCGAGGGCGCGGATGAGCTTCACGAATGAGAAGCTACCAGCTTCGCGTTCGTTGAGGCCGATGGGTGCGTTGCCTTCGCGGACTTGGGCGCTGCGCTTGTCTTTCTCGGCAAGGGCTGCGGCTTGAAAGTCCACCAGGCTGCCACCGTCACGCACGATCTGAGCGGCGAGTGCGGGCATGCCGTATTTGTCACCAGCTTCGAGGATCGAGCGAGTGCGGTCTTGCTCGCCTTTCACAGCGGCATTGCGCTCGGCGACGATGTTGATCTCCGGTGCCGCCGGTGCGGGCGCTTGTGGCGCGGGTGTGATTGTATCTTGCATGGGATTTGGTTGATTTGTGCCGTTGCCGAGTGGCGCGGGCGGGTTGGTAAGGCTGCGACCCACTCCGACAGAAGTGTCGGCGGGGATGGTGACGAGGGAGATTTCGTAGGGTTCCCACCGGCTGACGGTGTAGACATCGACGCCCTCGCGTTCTTCGGTCAACTTGACATCGTGCACGCGGTAGCCGACCGAGACCTTCGTGAGGATTCCGTCCTGCACATCTTGCCACGCTTCCTCGGCGCATTCGGAACGGCCAAAGCGAACCAACGCTCGGCCCATTCCATCAGCGTCAATGCTGGCGGTCTCAACGACTCCGAGGACTTCGGATGCGTCATGGTTGAACAAAAGATTTGCGCGGTCGTTGAGCCGCGAGAGGTCACAGGCATCTGCCGAGTGATCGAGGACCTCGAGCATGCCGGGCCAACGCTCGATTTCGGCGTTGCTGGAAAAAGCCAGCTCAATGGTGCGCGACTCCGCAGCGATTGCGCCGATGGTCATGACTCGGCGCATGGGCGTGCTAAAAAATTCTTTCGCGGCGGGCTTCATCTGTGCGCGAATTTTGCCAGCGGGGGGCGGGCTGTCTTCTGCGGGGCGTTCCGCAAAAAATCAACAGACACAAAAAACCCGGCGCTGGTTGCAGCCAGCGCCGGGAAACAACATGCCAAACTTATGAGAGCGCGGCGGCCAGTTGAGCGCCGGTCGTGCTGACCGTGCTTTGATTTTTGGCGCGTTCGCCTATCGAGCCGGTGATTGTCAGCTCGGTCGTCGGCTTGGCCCATACCTCTGCGGCGATTTCCGACTCGGTAGGGATGTCTCCGGTCGCTGCTGGCGAGGCAGGAAGTGCGTTTGTTTTAGCTTTGATCGCTGAAAGCTGGGTCGAGTTGGCGTCGATTTCCTGCCGGATTGCTGTGACCGTTGGCGCTGCCGTGGGGGCTGTGTAGGCGCTGCTGGCAAGGCGCGAGCTGGTTGCGGCGTCGAGGTTTTCGACTCCTGCGCGACCGAGGACCCACAGCGATGGGATGTGCTGCGAATCCACGGTTGTGTCCGAGGTTTTGAAAATGGCGGCGTATTCGCCCTCGGCGCTGTTGTTGGTAGAAAGCACATAGCTATACAACCCGCCGCCGAGGGCGGTGGCGCTGCCTGCGGTCACGATCTGCGAACCGGATGGGTCGTAAATGTCGATTGTCACGGTTAAACCGGTTTTGCCTTGTTTGTTCGCCGTGTAAAAAGCGAGGAATTTTACGGAGGTAGAGACTTGTTCGATCATATTTTTGGTTGGTTAGATTATTTCTTCGGTTTGGATTAAGAGCGGGAGGATTTGGGACATGGGCAAGACCTCGACGGAGGGGAAAAGCTCTACGGGGAGGTGCGAAAATCCCTGCGCGTAGAGTCCGCCGGGGCCAACTTCGGTGAGGAGGTCGGCGCGGAGCATTTTGCGGCCATCGGTCAAATCGACAGGGATTGCCACAAATCGGGAGCCATGCTTGTCTTGGATGGCGGAGAATTTTGCGGCGAGTTCGTCGCTAAAAACGAGCGCTAGGTCTTTTGAGGTCTGGTAGCTAACGGGCTGTGTTATGAGGTCGGCGAGGGTCATGGTATTGCGGCTGAGAGTGCTGACATGAGGGTTCCGACACGGGTGTCGAGGAGGGCAAGGTCAATGGACTCGCCAAATGAATAAAAACCTAAAGAGGCATCGGTTTTTGATAGTGCAGCACCGACCGCAAAAACGGTGCTGATACCTGTGCCACTACTCGAAGAAGATTGAGATGCAGTTGTGATACTGCCGTCTCTTAGCATTGTTATTTGCGTCGAGTTTGATCTATTGACTCCGAGCGAGGAAGTTGGATTTGCTGCTGTAACATTTGTTCCTCCAGAAGCATTTAATCTGTAAGATATTGGCCCAGTTGCGGTTGATGTGCCGTTGACTTGGACGCTGCTGGTGTTGCCAGAACTTCCTAAATAACCAATGAAAGTTCCTGAAGTCGGAGATCTAAAGCCTTCAGTTAAAATTCTACAATATAAATGCTTTGAATTTAAAGGGTCGGAATTAGCTGCGCGATTTGCATTTAAGTATTTGTTGGTTCTGTCGCCTTTTAAGCCTGTTTTTCGGTTGTAGTCCGCTGAAACAAAACTTACAGGCGTCGGAGCGGTTCCAACGAGCGGGACGAGAGCGCCGGTAAGCGTTCTCGCGCCTGCGAGAATGCAAGCGGCTTTAATGGCAGACCAGATTCCATCGGATTTGCAGCCGACGACAAAATTGTCAATAGCCACTGCAACGGCATCCTCAATTGGTTGCAAGTCGGCAGCTTCGACAGCTAACAAATAAGCTTCTGCGTCAGCATCGGAGGCAGTGGAGCGACCGGATTTAGTCGGCACGCGCAGCGGGGAGAGTTGGCCGTAAAGTGGCGATATCATGCGAAAGTCAGGTTTTGCTTGTTTGACCACGCTCCGGTGGCGGATTGCTCCGAGAGCACATCCCCGGCGCTGTTGGTGGTGATTCGGTAGATGGCCCAGGCGGTGGAATCCTCGGCGGGTCCGGTTGCGGGGTAGTCGTCCCATTCCAAGCGCCCGATGTAGAGGTTCGCTCCGTCCACGGCGTGGACGAGGATGGCGGGGATTTCGTTGCGAGGAGGGGAGGTGAGTTGGAGGACGGCTCCGGTCTGCGGGTGGCGTCCATAAATTTTGATGTCTGCGTAGTTAATGCAGACTTCGCCGAGCGAAAGATCCGCCGTGCTGGGGATGCGACCCGGCACGACGGTTTTTTTAGGCTTAATTGGAACTGGCATGAGTATGGACTCGGTAGATTTTGAAAGGCCGGTCGTCATGTATGGACACGAGGTTGACCGGCCCCTTTGGCCGTTTGCTTAGAACGTGCCGCCGTCGATCTCGGTCTCGAGAACGAGGATGCGGGCGCTTAGAGCGTTGTCGGCTGAGAGGCGTGTGCTGGCCTCGCTAGTGGCTGCGCTCTCTGCTGCGGAAACCCGGCTGGTGAGTGCGGTCGCTGCGCTCTCGGCTGATGTGACTCGGCTTGTAAGCGAGGTTGCTGCACCTTCGATGGTGGTGGCGCGGGATTGGAGAGCTGTGATGCTGCTCTCGGCTGTGCTCACACGGGTCGTGAGCGCGGTCGCTGCCGACTTGATGCTGTTCTCTTCGCCAGTGGCGCGGGTGACCTCGGCGTCAACCGAGTTGTTGATTGAAAGAACGGCTGCTGCGAGCGCGTTGTCGTTCGTCAGGTCCACCGAATTGATCAAAGTGACAATCTCGGCGAAGCTGTCTTTGTCAGCGGATGAGGCGGAGAGGATCGCGTCAACGCGATTTTTCTCAGTGGTAACCCGTGTGCTCAATGCCGATTCAGCGGCGAGGGCGCGGGTCTCTTCTGCTGCGTCAGCGGCGATGCGGGCGTCACGCTCTGTAGCAACGATTCCGTCTGCGTAGCTGGATGAGGCGTTGCCGCCGATGCCAACGATTTGTGTGGCGTTACCAGAAGCGTCGGCACCTTTACCGTAGTAGAGGATTCCATCAACTTCGTTGAAGGCGAGTTCGGCGGATTTGAGGACTCCGGGTGCTCCGGCGTTACCGGATTGGCGGCGGCGAATGCGAATTGGGACAGACATGATTTTTTTTGTGTGGTGGTGGTTGTGGTTGCGATGTCCGGTGGTCGGACGTGCGCTATTTTGCCGCTCGAAAAATTCGTGTCTTCTGCGGGGCGTTCCGTGCAGTTTTCACCACGGAGAGCACGGAGGACACGGAGGGGGAGAGGTGAAGAGAACCCTACGCCCAAGCGTCCTTGGGCCTCATCTGTCGGTTCAGATTGTCAAGTTGCGCATGGCGGGCCAGAGGCGTGACGGGTAGTTTTTAGAAAAATCCTGCGTCGATCTCGCTGGTGGAGACGGCCCCGGCGACATAGTTGGCTGTTTCGCGCGTGTCCCAGACTGCGTTGGTGGCTACGCCTCGGCTCACGAGTTCGCCGCTGCGGGTGAAGACGCTGCGGGTGATTGTCCATGCCGGTTGATCCGTGCCGGTGCCTGCGGAGGCGCGACCGATCCAGTGCGTGAGGTGGTCGTCAGAGACATCCGAAATAAAGGATAAGGAGCCGTAAACGAAGGCGGGGCCTCGCTCGCCTGCATCGCCCTTCGGGCCGGGGGCTGGTGACGGGATGCCGAAATTGAGAACGGCGTTTTCCTGCGTGCCTACATTGGCAATCGTGGGCGTTGCGCCTGCGGGCAGGATGAAGACCGTGCCGACTGCGATGGTTGAGGAGAGGCCGCGAGGGAGGGCGAAATTCAAAACGGCATTTTGCGGCGTGCCGACATTAACAACGGTTGCGGGTTGGTTCCCTGCCACGGTCTGCACTGCGCCAACGGCTATCGTGCCGCCGGGGCCTTGCGCTCCGAGGGGGATTCCGAAATCGAGAACGGCATTGGTGGGGCTTCCCACATTGGTCACGGTTGGAGTTGTGCCTGTGGCGAGCTGCGTGACGCTGCCGATGGCCACCGTGCCCGCTGGCCCCTGCGCTCCGCTGCCGATGGGGAGTGCGATGCCGGGGGCGACGACAACTTGCGTATTCGGAACGAGTGTGAGGTCAACGACTGCCATGGTGTCAGGTGCGGGTTATGGCTCGCTCGATGTATGCGAAGCCTTCAAGGATTTTGCGGCTGTTGCCGTAGGGGTCGGTTAGGAAAATGTCGTATCTTGCGCGGGTGACAGGCAGGGCGCGGGTCTGCTCGTCTGTGAGGAGCACACGCACTTTTCCGCTCGTGCGAGGCAGCGGGAAGGAGACGGCAAAGTCGGCGAGGAGTGGCTTGTTCCAGTCTTCGCGGAGTTGGCCGGATGCCGTGAAATCGAGGAGGTTTACTGGCAGGGCGTTTGCCGCTGTTGAGTCTTTGAGCGTGACCTCGAAAAAGAATGACTCGCCGGCTGGTATGGTGATGTCGAAAGGCTGGCTCATGGCTGGGGTTCGGGCTGTGCCACGGGGGCGGCTGCGCCTGCGGGGACAAGCGGCACGATGTTGCGTTTTTTCATTTCGATCTCCTCACGCTCGATCTCGCTCCAGACATCTTCGGGGTCTCGGTTGCTGGTCTCGCGGATGATCTCGCTGCGGGATTTGAGTTTTTGCGAGATGGCTTTTTCGTTTGCTGCCATTTCTGCGGATGGGTCGATCCATGCCCAGCGGCGTCCAGTGAAGGCGACTTGTTTGTATTTTTCCAGGCGATCGAATTTGAGGGGCTTCCCGGCGATGAGGATTTTGTTGGCGAGTAGTGAACGCTCAAGCCATGCCTCGTATATGGGCAGAACAAAGCCGCTGATGAGCCATTCTTGCAGTCCCTTCCACACTTCGCGTTCGTCGAGTGCGCCTTGGCGGATCGATGAGAAGTTGACGCTCGTGAGGTCGCTGGCGAGGTTGTTGTAGCTCACACCGAGGCCGGATGAAATTGACCGAAGCATGGCTTTGCAAAACGGGTCGAATGCTTGTTCGGGGAATTGCGGTGTGTAGGGGATGAATTCGCGGTTGCCGATGTCCTCGAACTTGCCCGGCTCGGCGTCCATTTCGAGGATGTCGTCGCTGTCGCCATCGAGGTTTCGGAAAAAGCCCATCTTGCTTGCGCTCACACGGGCGTTGACCACGGCGGCGTCTTCAAATCCTGCCAGCATGCGCATGCGCCAGAGGGCTGTTCGCGCCCACGGGAGGCCGCGTTTTTGGCCGACTCGCTCTGGCAGGAAGCGATGAATGACCTGATCGGCGGGAACTCGCTGGAAACTTTCGCCGTTGTGATTGATGTAGCCCATCATCATTTCGTCGTAGTTTCGGAAATGGTAGGCCACCGGGCGTCCGTTCGGATTAAACTCGATGCCGTGGCGGATGACATTGCCGTTGTTTAGCTTTTCCCATTTGGTCGGGTTGAGGAGAACGGGGTCGATGAATTGGACGGCGAAGCCCCATTTGTTCAACTCCTCGCCGTAGCGTTTCACGGCGATGACTTCGCCATCCATCGCGGCGGTGGTGACGGCGAGGCGTTCGCCATCGGCGCGGGAGAGTTGGCCGGTGATGTCGTAGTTGCCTCTTTTCGACCAGTCTGCAAAAGCGTCCTCGATGGCGCTGCTGGCCACGGTGTCCATCGTTCCAGACGGGTCACGAATTTGGGCGTTGAATGTGAAGCCGGTCGGCCCTGCGATGTTATCGCGGGCCATTTGAAGGAATTTTTTTAGGTGATCGTTGTTCTCGGCTTGCTCACGCGAGCGGGCGACGATGCGGCTCCAATACTGGAAAATCCATGCGTCAATCGTGGTCGGTGTCCCTGCCCATGTGCTTTCCAGACGGCCAGCGCCTGCGGCTTGCGGCATCCCGGCTGTGGCGAAGCTGCCGATGGTGTCGGAAAGAATGGACCGTGCCGACCAGAGGCGAGGCTGGTCGGCACGGCTTGGCGCGGGCGTCTTCGTGGTGGTGCGGGAAAATAGATCGAAGAGGCCCATGGTTAGATGCGAACGGAAATGGATTGGCCGATGGACGAGATGCCGGATGAGAGTCGGGACTCGCGGGACAGCTCACGCCGCCAGAAGGAAAGGAGTTGCAGGAGTTCGGCGATGCTGTGGCGCTCCAGTTCTCGGTTGTTGATTTTGTATCGCTTGGCCTCAAGCGTTGCGCCACCGGCGAGCATGGCTTGGATGTGTGCCACGGCGATGCGGGCCTGCGTGCGAACCTCTGCACCGGGGGCGAGGGTGACAGCGGATTCGCGGATTAGGAGGTCGCCGGTTCCGACGAGAGCGCGGTGTGCGGCGACCGTTGCCCACGCCTCCCAAATGTAATGCCCTGGTATCCATCCGCTCGTATTTGCGGCGGCGGTGAAGGTTCCTGCCGTGCCGGTCGCTGCTACATTGCGCGACTGCATTCCGGCGAATTGCACAAGGACGGTCGCGGCGGGGTCTGCCGATACCGTAACATTGAATGTCTCGCCTGCCGTAATTGTCACCATGAATTGACGAAGCTGCCACGGCGCTGGGTGCGCCTGCGTTTTCCGGCAGTGTCTTCGTGAGGTGGAGGGGTGTCTTCTGCGGGGAGTTCCGCAGGAGGGGCCCTTTCGGCCTCGGCGGGCTTGGCCGCGGGCATGTTCTGCCGCCTCCGCAAAGCGAGCTTGTCAAACTGCGGGGCGCGTAGCACGAGCGCGGCGAAGGCGTAAACCCGGCAGTCGAGCGGTTCGTTCCGTGCGCCGGATGTTTTGTGCCACTCCAGGCGCGGGAATCCCTTCACGAATTTCGTAATGGCTTTTTCTGCGGTCAGCCCTCTGAAATACTCTGCGCTGCGTCCCTGCGGGAAATGGCAATAGCCGGGTCCGGGTTCGGTGATGCGGAGGCGCTTGTAAACAATGGATTTCGCCGAATCGACTCCGACAATGTAAACATCGATGGGGCGTGTGGTTTTTTTTCCTGCCCTGCGGCGGGCGGGGTTTCCGACGATGGGCAAGCCGGGTCCGCCTTGGCCCTTGATGCCGTAAACTCGGTCGCCCTTGTGGCGTTTCACATAGCCGTAAACGGCCTGCGTGTTGCTGCCGCCGGTGTCGATGCAGGTGGTTTCGATGACCATTTCGCCGCCTGCTTCGGATGTCCAGCGTTTGCGAAGGTAGTCGGTGAGGTGCGTCCACGGACTGCCTGCCGTTCCCTCCGGGATGTCGGGGTCTCCAAGAATGACATGGTAAGCCACTGACCAGCTTTCTTCGCCGCCTGCCCATGCGACCACTTCGACCTCGAGGCGGTCTTGCTGGGTGTCCACGCCTGCCGTGAGGATCAGGCCACGGGCTGGGACATCCGCTTGCGGGTAGGGTTCGCATCGTTCGATGAGGGCGTGCTCGCTGATGCGTTCGCCGCCTTCCTCCCATGTTTCGCCAAGGCTGGTGTTGATCCAGACCTGCAAGGTTGAGGGGTCGTCTTTCGCCCGCCCGTGCTCAATGGCGATGTCTGCGATGCTGCGCCACGGGGAGTAAAGTTCGTTGAGGTGAAAGCCCGCGATGCGGCTGGGTCCGGCGCTGGCCTGCCACCGACCACGCGAGACGGCTTGGTTTTTCTGTGCGTTGGTGATGGTGCCGTTGCAGGCGGGACACCGGAGGGTGGCCATGTCTCTGCGTGTGTCTTGCCAGACGACATTCCCCCACCGCAACGGGTGCTCGTGCTGGCAATGAGGACACGGCACGAGGAAATGCCGTTGGTCGGAAATCTCAAAAGCGCGTTCGATGCGCGAGAGACCTTTCACGGTCGGGGTCGATACCATGACGATTCTTCTGTTCCAGAAATTCTTTGTTCGAGCGATGGCAAGGTTCACCGGATCGCCTTCGCTCCCGGCACTGGCGGGGTATCGGTCCACCTCGTCAAGCAGGAGGATGCGGATCGGGCGAGAGGCGAGGCCGCTGGGGGCGTTGGCTCCTACAATCGTGACATGCCCGCCCGGAAAGCGTTTGTGAAGGATTGTGTTTCCGCTGTCGCGGGTCTTGGCCGGTCGCACTTTCGAGCGGAGGCTGGGCGAGTCTCGGAACATTGGCGCGAGTCGGTCTTTGCTGAATGTCTCTGCCATGGCCTCGTCCGGCTGCACGAGCATCAACGGGCTTGGGTCGAAATCCACGAAGTAGCCAATGCAGTTGAGAAGGATTTCCGTTTTGCCCACCTGGGCGCTGCTCATCACGACAACCTGCTCAATGGTCGGATCGGCAACGGCGTCCATGATGCCGCGCTGGTATTCCGCTCGGTTCGTTCGCCACTGGCCCTTCTCCGCTGCCGCCTCACCGGAGAGTTTGCGGCGGTGGTCTGCCCATTCGGAAATCGTCCATTTTGGAGGGGGTGAAATGATGGCCGACCATGCCGCGATGAGGTCGCTGGCGCGGTCGAGTTCCTTGGGCGTCATGTCTCCCAGCCTTCGCCGGCCTCTTCGACATCTTCCGGCTTCGCCTCGCTCCGCTTGAGGTAGCGATTCAGAATCTCACGCCCGTTGTATTTCGAGCATTCCGCCATCGCCTCATGCAGTAGGGTCTCGATAAGGGCCGCGCATTTGTTCGGGTCGCTTTCGTCTGCCACGCGAGGGCCTGCCGTGGTCGGGATTGCCAAAAGCTTTGCCCGGATGTTTGCCAGCCCCTCACCCATCACCTCGGCAATGCAGGAGGCGTCATGGAGTTCTCCCCGCATCGCCATCGATTGCGCTTCGAGGATTTCAGCGCGTGCTTTGTAAACTCTGGTTCGTTGCGTTTCGTAGCTGTTTTCGTCTCCGTCTATTCCGCCGCTTTTCTTTCCTGTCCGGTCTTGCAGGTAGCGGATGTATCCCTTTACCGATAACCAGAGGTCATAAAGTCCTCGCTCAGTTTTCACAATAACCTCCATTTTTGCGAGTTGCTGCACTCGCACTTCGGTGATGTTGAAAATTCGCGCAAGTTTTTTGACAGAGCACTTTTCTGTTTTGTTTTCTGATTTTGGGCTTTTTTTTGTTTCGGGTTTGGCTTGTTGTGGATTTTGTCCAGCCATTTCCGAAACTAAAGCGCGGAGGTCATTGGGTAGCATGTTTTTCGAGTGCGAGCAGTTTATTGATTTCTTTCTGGATAGATAGGCAGGCTTTGAAGTCCTGAATTTGCAGAGAGTTTTTGAAGAGCAGGTTTAGCCTGGCTACCGCTCGCCCAAGTTCGAATTGTGCGTTGAATTGCGAGCACGCCTTAAAATACTCAGCGACAACTTGCCATGCTTGTTGTTTTTTTTCAGGAGTCCAAGGTTCCATGTGTGCCGCCAGTGCGGTTTCGTCTGTTCCGACCGCCACCATTTGAATTACCTTTGTTGCCTCTTCCGCGGTTAGGTGGACGGTTGTTAATTCCTTAGATTGTGAAGGCTTCTTCGATCCATCTTCTGTGGTGTTCATAAAGTTCTCGATTGTTTCCGATGATGTTTTGCTCAATCCGCGGATTTGCTGTGAAGTTGGCCGATCCTTCCATCACGAAGTAGTTTCCGGCGTGGTCGTCTATCAAAAGAACTTTGGCGTGATTTTCCAAAGCGCGTATTTTTTGGCCTCGCTGTAGCAGCCCGTTGGCGATTGTGGCAAACACGGCGCTTTCTCTTCGTTTGAAATAGGTTCCCGTTAGTAGCGAAAGGCTCCCGCACCGCCCGTCGTCCATCATTTGCAGCATTTCCAGAGCGTTTTGACGGTTAAGCGTCCAAGTTGAGGCGTGAATCGTGACATTTTTTGCTTTTGTCAGTTCGATCAGGAGCGGACAGAGCTGCCAGTAGTCGAAAGAGCCGTTTGAAACGATGTGGAAAAACTCTCCGGGCTTTGGCGGATCTCCCAGAAAATCCTTGGCTTTTTCCTTCTTTAAGCAGGTTATCATTTTCCTTTTCCCGTCGATTCTTACTTTTCGGGGCGTGATTGTTTCCGTGGTTTCCAAACTGACTCCGTAGTCGATGGGTCGGAAAAGCTCGTTCAGGTTGTCCATGTAGAAAAATTCATTTGCAAAGCAAAGTGTGGTTTTTTGGTCAATCTCTAGCCAAATTCAGCGAGTTTCCGCATACCCGCTCCCGTCCCCCCTCGGAAGAACCTACTACCCCGTTGGGGTGTCGCGTCTTGGCTTGGATCATTGCAGGGTTTTGCTGTGCAGAGTTTTTTTAATGCGTTCTGCTGTTGAGGTTAGCGGCTTGAGGATTTCGAGCGCCCGTTCCAAGCGGTCCTTTTCCCATGCTTCGATGTCGCCAGCCTTCTCGGCCCATCGTTGGAATCCTTTGACCAGGTAATCAATGACATCGCTTTCCTCTTCGCGCTTTGGGGTTTCAGCGGGTAGAGGGATTTCAAATTCGAGTTGGAATTGGGCTTCTGTCTCAACCAGATAGTCCAGCCCGAATTGTTTGACGCCGAATGATTGGGACTTCGGCAATAGCTTTTTGACTACCTGCTGCATGAGCAGGAGTTGTTTGTGTCCGTCAGTCCATTTTTCCTTTGTGGTGTCTTCTGGTATTTCCCAGAATTGGAGTTGGCTGATCGTGTTGATCGAGTCTTTGACGAGTATGAGGTTAGGCGTTTGCATGTTGTTGTGTTTTGAGTTGTTGGATTTTTGCCCTGATGAGGGCTTGCTTGGTTTGGTGACAGGTCGCCAGTGGCAGGAGCATCCCGCCGAATTGTCTTTGCAGGAGTTTGGCCTTTTCTTCCCCGATTGTTCTGACGAGATAGCTGTGCGACGGGAGCCGACCGAGTGGCACATAGACGCACCGATGCCGGGTCGTGAATGCGATGGCCAAGGCCGATTCTTTCCCGATGATTTCTGCGATGTCTTGCGCGGTGGGTGGTAGTGGGATTTCAGAGCACATGGGGTTCTCCTGCGTCTTTTCTGCGTTCATCCGATGAAATGTCTTCCAATAAAAGCTTCGCGGTTTCTTGGTAAATATGTGTCTTTTCGGGGTTTTCCTTTTCCATTAAAATCCCCCACAAGCACACATACCCACGCGCTGCGTGATGACTTGTCCCGGTCTTATACAACCGATTAAGGATTTTTGAGGCTTTCATGTTAATACCGCATCACGGAGGCGTTTGGGGTTTTTTCCGATTGCCTGTGCTATTTCTGCAAACCATTTGCTTTGAAAAAATTTAATGGCCGAGGTTTTGTTTTTTACGGCGATTCGGCTCGCGTAAAGGCTTTTGTAATCCGTTGGCGCTTTTAAGTCTTCTGCTGCGCACATGAGAATGGCGTAGGCAAGTTTTTGCATTCCGATGGCGACCTCCTCGCTCATTGCTTTAGCTCCCTCCATCGCTTCAATGTATCTGCAATTCTTTGAGACGTTTCGGTTAATAATGCAGAACCGTGCCATCCGAGGCAGTGTGAGGCTATAACGGCCAGATCGTATGCAACGGCCCGCGCCTCGTCTCGCTCTCGCTCCGCTTTTTTTCTTAATTCACGCTCTTTGCACAGGCTGGTTGGTTTGTAACTCATTTCGCGCCCTCCCTGCCGTAAATCGCGTTTTGGAGCCTGTAGTATTCGCTGCTTATCAATGTAAAACAGCCGATTGGCAGTTGTTTGTTGATGGCAACCAATAGGCGACTCGCGGCGTCATGGAATTTTTGATGGTCCTCATACGCTACCCATTCGCCGGCTGGGATTGCTTCCCTCGCCTCGTCGCGCTCTTTGTAGACCTTTTCAAGCTCACCCACCATGCGGTCGTGATGCTCCGCTTCGCGTTGAGCGTCTAGACGCAGGCTGTCCCGCTCTGCTCGCGCCTCGTCGCGCTCGCTTTCGGCTCGCGCTAAGCGTGCAGCTATTTCTACAGCATCAACAGATAGCTCGAATTTTTTGCGCCATTCGTCGCGCTCGCGTTCAAGTTTGGGGATGATTTCGCGTTCGGAAACAATCCCATTGTCTCGATCATGCTTTTCTCCGCAAAGTCGCGCCTCGACGATTTCGTATTCAATTTTCCAATGTGAGGCATCCTCTCTCGCCTCGTCGCGCTCGCGCAAAGCCTCTGCTAATTTCATTTGGCGCCCTCCTTCTCATATCTTCCATTTTTCCAGAGCCATAGCTCATGGCTTACAATTTCCAGCCTTTCGTTGTCTTCACGGGCATTCATGCGCAGCGACCGGATGACGGCAGTCAGCTCCATGTTGTCGCTGATGAGCTTTTCCACCTCCGATTTGAGGCGTTTGTTTTCTTCCAGAATGTCTTTCACTTGGCCGTCCTCCGGTTGTATTCGGCAATGAGGAGGGCGTCGGCGATGGCGTGGGTGATTTTGATGTCAGGGAAAAGCTCTTGCGCCTTGCGCTTGGAAACATTCTTGTCGCCCTTGGTGAGGCATCCGATGGCCTTTTGCCAAGCGGCTGGCTTCACGCGCTCGTATGGGATGCCCAGCGCGGTCAGCGCCATTTGCAGGCGTCCGTATCCTTCGCCGAAGGTGAACGCCGACTTGACGCCCATCTGCGGGCTGGAATGCACCAGCTCAATGAGCGCCTTGGGTGACGAGAGGTTAATGGAGTCCCGGAATAGCTCCATGAGGTCTTTGTCGGTCTCGGGCATTTTGTGTGCCCATGGAGTGCCGGTTGCAGGAATGAATGCGATGCCGCCGGACAAGCCGGGGTCGATGCCGATGTGGAGTTTCATAGGTTGTCTATTTGCAGGTTGAGGTTGAAAAAACGGGTGTGCCGGAAATGCCGGAAAAGAGGGGTTGTGAAACCTAACTGCGCTGAGAAGACAGATAGGAAAATTGATTTCCTAACATTTAATATGAAACATCCGGCCAATCCGGCATTTCCGGCAGAAATAGCCCTCAAAATGCCCTTTTTTGGTATCTCAAAAAAAAGGATTCTTTTTCTTTCCGGCATTTCCGGCGCGGGAAACGCCGGATTCTGAAGACATCTTTTCATTTCAAGCGGATATTTCGAAAGCATTATTCTTATCCTCCATCTTGAGTTTGATTCCATGAATCGTCGGGTGGTCTTTCCTGTCCGGCTCGATGTGGTAGCCCCGTTCTGACATTACTTTTCTCAGTTGGCGGGTTCCTCGGTAGCGTGGCTGTTCGTTATTTTGGTCGCACCAGATGGCATAGGTTTTCGCCAGTGATCCGATACCGCAGCGCCCGGTGATGTCCTTCTCGGTGCATTCGATGAGGAACGAACCGAACTGGTCGCTTTCCTCGCGGTAGTTCCTTGTGGCCTCTACCACTTGGGGTGGCGGCTTGAGGCCGATGTCTCGGCTTTCGAGGAGTCCACGGATCGCCCAGTTGAGGATTCCAGCCGCTTCCGCTTCAAACTCCGCAAGGATTTCGTGGCGTTCGCGCCGTTCGTTCTCCGGGATCGTGACGGTGAACGGGAGCATGTGGACGCGCCGCCACATTCCCTCGTCTGTGCCTTGGACATCCGGCTTGTGGTTTCCCATGAGCCAGAGCTTGTGAGTGGGGAAAAAGGCGTAGGGCTGCTCGAACGGCCGGCGGGCATTGATGGCATCGCCTCCGGTGATTGCTTTCACCTGGCTTTCGGCCAATTTCCGCCCCTCGGGGATTTCGTCCGTAAGAACGACGCGCTTTCCCTCCATCGATGCCTTGTAATAGTCGAAGTTGTTATCCGACTTGGCAGCGAGGAGGGCGGCAATCGGGACCGTGGTCATCAGGTCGCCAAGGAGGATTTTGAGAACGCCGAAAAGGGTGGATTTGCCATTCGCTCCCTTGCCGTAGGCAAAGAAAAGGGCGTCCTTGTCGACACGGCCTGTCAGCGAATAGCCAAAGGCACGAGCCAGATAGACACGCGTCTCGACATCCGGAATGAACCGGTTGAGAAAAGCATTCCATTTCGGACACTCTGCGGAGACGTTGAAATTGATTGGCGAGCGTGTCGTCGCGTAGTCCGAGGCGCGGTGTTCGCGGTGAATGCCCTCGGCAAAATCCAGAGTGCCATTGAGCACCACGAGGATTTCGGGGTTGGAGTCAAAGGCGGTCGCCGGTAGGTTCATTTCGCTCTTGGCGATGCGTTCGACTGAGGCCAGATATTCCGAGTGGCAAAGTTTGTGGCAGCGATCCTCGAGGACCTTGATTTCCTTTATGCGCGGGTCCTTCTTCTCATCGTCGCAGGGATTTGACTTCATTTCGGCCCGCACCGAGTCAGCCACGCGCTGATAAACCTCCGTAAGCGTGTCGGATATATCGAGGAGCGTCGTGTTTCCCGTGTCGCGCCTCCATAGGCCGTCCTCGTAGGTCATCCAGACTTTAGCATGGATATTCCAGACGCGCAGCCCCTTTCGGAGTTCTGCCCATAGGCGGGCGTCTCCCTTGTGGGCCTGCGCGTAGGCCACCATCACGCGCTCGCGGGAAATTTCGGTGCCGATAGCTGCGACATCCGCACTGGCCAGCGGGTCTTCCCCTTGTCCTGGTCCGAGGGTCGAGTCGGCAAAGCGGATTCGGCCAGCCCAGCGTTTCCGCCTCCATGCTTCACGGGCGTCGAATCCGTGTTCACTGGCAATGTGTGCCAGCGTTCCGACTCCCACCTGCTTGAGGCGTGCCTTGTGCTTGGAGGCGTATTCGCCCTCTTTCTCTTCCGGGGACCATTGGTGCAGGATGCGCGCACCGTCGAGCATCGGGAGGACGCTCCACACTGCGGAGGCAATTTTGAGCCATGTGTCGTAGTCCGGGCGCGGTGGGATGTAGCGCAGCATCTCGGAAATGTCTGCCGCTGTTGTCTCTACGGGTGGACGCCACACCTCACGCTCCGGCATTTTGTCCGGCACGGGGATCGGCTGGTAAATGTCTGCTGTCTCCATGTCGGGATCGTAGGAGACAAAGCACAGGCGCATCGGGTCTTTGGTCGCCTTGTCGAGATTCAGCCGGTGCTTCTCGCGAAAATGGAGTTCAGCGGCGAACCATGAATCCTTGTGCTTCCCGGTATCGATTGATACCACGGCCTTGAGGCCCTGGCCGGATGGTCCCACGAAAACCGCCCCCACATAAGGATCGGCGAGGAGTTCCGCCCGCTTGGCGCGAACCACCGAGTCATCGGCAAGCATCGGGTTGTCCTTCAGGTCAAAATCCGCCTGGAGCCATCCGCTGTGAGTGATCGCCTTCGCCTCGGGCGAAAGGTCGCGCTCACGGGAAAGGCAATGGCAGGAAATGGTAACGGCTGGGAGGTCGCGCTTCTTGGCTGTGTATCGCGGCTCGTCTCCCCGCTTGAGGTGTTCGCGTAATATGTCCACCTGCCGCTGCCACCGCCCATCTTTTACGCCTTGGAAGAATGCCTCCAGCGTGATCGCCTCGTCCGGTTCGTCGGCAAAGGCGTTGGAGAAGATGGAAATGTTGGTTTGAAGTGTTTTCATTTGTTTGAATTTGAACCGTAAAGCGACAACACCTCTTGCGAGAGACGGTCACGAATGATGGCGCAGTAGGCTTCTGACATTTCGACGCTGATGCTCTTGATATTCATTTCTTTCGCTGCAAGGGCGGTTGTTCCACTCCCCGCAAACGGATCGAGCACGGTGGAACCAGCTGGCAGAACTTCCATCAGCCGTTTCATTAAGCTCACCGGCTTTCCGGTGATGTGGAGTTTTTCAGCACTCCGGACATTTTCACGGAAGCAACCGGGGGCGCACACGCGCACTTCGCGTTTTTCCTCTTTCCCCATTCCTCCATTACTCGCAACGAGAATGTATTCGCATTGAGCGCGGAACCATCCCATTTGAGGGCGAACACCTTCTGTCTTGTCCCACACGACGATCCCTCGCCATACCCAACCGCCCGCCTGAATGGCATCGGAAAGCGTGGGGAGTTGACGCCAGTCGGTGAAAGCCATTAAGTATCCACCTGGCCGAACGATGCGGACGCATTCAGCCAGCCAAAGTGAACACCACGCAAGGAATCCGCGCTGGTCCCGGTTGTCGCCATAGAACTCGGGGCGGTCTATTTGCGTCCCCGTAAGCACATACTTATCTGAGGTTTTTACTGATCGGTCTCCACGCATTAGACCACCAGAGGAGTATGGCGGATCGGTGACGATGGCATCCACGCTTTCGGTCGGTATCGAGCGCAGCACATGCAATGAATCTCCTTGATATACCGTTGCATAAGGGCACTTCCAAAAAGCTTTTTCGTTTTTCATTTCAGATTTTTGTAAAAGTTGATTGCTGCCTCGCTCACATGCACGCCCTTGATCCAGTCCTTGAGGTAGAGGCCACCGATTTCACGAAGGCGGGAAAGCGCTACATACGCCTGCCCAGGCTCACGAGCGGCACGGATGTCGATATGGGCGCTGTTGAGCGTGAGGCCCTGTGACTTGTGGATGGTCAGCGCATAGGCAGGGCGAAGAGGGATTTGCCTGACACTTCCGCAGCGTAAAAGTCTTATTTGGTTTTCTCCTAAACCATTATTTATAATTTCTTTTTTACTATCTCTGGATGGATCAAAAACCCAAGTGTTCCTGCAAATTTCAATACAGTCTTTACTTCCATCAATAAGAACAAAAACAGAATTATTTCCAAATCCTGTAACTTTACCGCATTGCCCATTTACAACATCAAATTGATATTTATTCCCGGATTTCTTCCATTCTTTATAACTCTCTTCATCAAAACGATCAAAAAACTTACCTCCACGAATAAGTAAATTTGAAGTAACCATAACTCTTGCACCTTCTTTCAGAGTCAAAACCTCTGGAGTTATCATGTTTTTAATCAAAAAAGCCGTTTCCGATTCTGTTCCATCTTTAATGGCTTCAAAAACAACTTCCGGCTTTTCAATTTCGCCAATGTTATAGTCATTCCATTTGTTCACCTGCGCATTGTGGGTCATCAAGCGAACCACGCTCCTATCAACGAACATCTTCACCCGGCTGGCGAGCGTGTTTGCGACCGCATTAGATATGCACCCTTCACGAAAACTGTTCAGAGCTTCAGTAAATTCCGGTTCCTTCTGGCGGTGGATCTGTGTCAGATAGGCGTTTTTGAATCCAGCCCCACGCCACGCCTCGGAGGCAAATGCCCAGTCGTATTTCCCATCTTTTGCCACCGGGGGGAGTTGGAGGAAATCACCCACGGCTACAAGTTGGATGCCGCCGAATGGTTCGTTCATCCGCCTGCGAATCGCTCGGCAATGGAAATCGAGGTAGTCTAGAGTCCGCCCCGGCAACATGGAAATCTCGTCAATGACAAGGCATTCCGCAGCATCCACGCGAGCAAAAGCAGAATGGCGAGAGAAAGGCATCGGTCTCCGACAAAGAAAATTGAAATAATCCTCAAAATCTTGACCTGGCGCTGGCCCCAGTGCCATCCCAGCCCATCGGTATATTGTGTAGGCTGGAATCCCGAAGCCGGCCTTTTTTCGGAATTGGTCTTGGAGACCGATCGCAGCAATCCCCGTGGTTGCGCAAACATCCACCCGACGGAATGCCTGCCCGATGTATTGAATGAGGGCTGTGGATTTTCCCGTTCCTGCCATACCGGAGAGGAATACATTTTCACCGGATTGAATGAGGTCCACCGCCGCCGCTTGTCCTGGCGAGAGCCGGATTGTTTGCTCCGGAGCCTCAAGAAGCGCCGTCATTTGCTGGTCTCCTTGATTTGGTCGAGTTCGGCGCGGAGATCGCTTGCCTCGTCGCAAAAACCATCTCGATAGGATTGATCCAAATAGTTAATCGCCCTCTCCGCAATTTCGCGTAGCTTGGCGCATTTCTCCCTCGCCTCGTCGCGCTCGCGCCTAACTTTCTGAATTTCCTCAAATCTTTCGTTGGCAAAATTATTCAACCCTTCGATTTGTTTTTGGAGCTTGGCGTTTTGCTCCCTCGCCTGGTCGCGCTCTTGCTCTAGTCGTTGCGCTAAAATGCGTAAGTCGCCTGCTCCATAAGTGTAGGGGTGGCTTATGTATTTATTCCAGGCCGCATCCGTTTCTGTTGTCTCGCTCATTTCGCGCCCTCCTTGTTCTCTGTGTCCTCTGTGGTCAATCCCTTCGCCAAATCAACTTTACGAAAAACCATTTCAAACAACTCCCTCTCCTTGTTCAAATAAAACAGTTTTCTAAGCTGTGTATTCCAAAGGAATTGGTTCTCTCGCGCGTTATGCAGCGATGAAAAGAATTTCTCTCCGGATCGATTAAAACGGATTTGCCATTTCCTTCCTTTGAGTGTGTTGTTCAGGAATATATCGACCGACCCATCAAATCCGCAGTGGTTAGTATTCCGCGATTCTTCCTCGGAAGAGATGGATGGCCTTGGCGAGGAATCGCGCCTCGGGGTCGTCTGGTCCGGTAAGATATCCCATGCGGAGCGCTGCCCCGAGTTCCCCCGCGATACGCAGCGCTTCAATAGATTCAAGATTTTCGTCATCATCGCTTAAAACGGGTCGGATTCGCTGCATTTCCGGTTCAGGAGTGGAAGGCGGTGGAGAAGGATCGGCGGCTTGGTCTTGAAGGCTTTTACCGCGATCCATGCCTGCTCCCCGTCCGGGTCCATCACGATCCCCAGGTCGCTTTCGAAGGAGTGCATCGAGTCGAACCACTCCCACTCCGCTGCTGGTGCTCCTTGGGCCGGATGGGACATGGGAATCCGTTCGCCGGGGGTGATTTCCCCCAACTCCCTCGGAGCCGGGGGTTGGGCTTTTGGGGCGCAGGCATCCATGGATTGCTTGATGCTCGCCGCCAACGCGGCCCGCTCGCTCTCCGGGGTGATCTTGAGGCCGTTCGCCTCGGGAGGCTTGGCGGCGGCTTTCTTGGCCTCCTTGGCCGCCATGATTTCAGCGAGGGTTGGCATCAGTAATCGTATTCCTCCGGCTTGATTTGGGTTGTCCCGCGCACAATCGCTCCCGCTTCCTGCCAGACGCGCAGGCCGGGGATTTGTGCGCCTGTTTTCACCACGGCACGGATCGCGGCGTTGTTCGGCTCGATGAGGCAGAGTTCCGGACGGGCGGCATGGAGGGCGGTGATGTCCACCACCTCAAATTTCCACGAGGTTTTGGTCACTATCCCCTGGGGCTTCGGCCCCTCAGCATCGATCACGGCCAACTGGCTCGCCGCGATCTTGTCTGCTGCCTCGGCGCGGGCGGCATCCGCTGCCGCCTCATCGCCTTGGGCGAGGGCTTCGGCCTGCTTGGCATTCAACTCCGCCAAAGCCTCAGCCTGCACGCGCGCGGCCTCCTCGCGTTCCTTCTCGGCTTTTCGGCGGGCGGCTTCTTGATAGGCCCCCACAATCACCGAGAGGCGCTTGGCTTCCGACTCCAAGGATGTCAGGTAATCCTTCGCCACCGCATCAATCCGCCGGCCAACCTCGAGCACCGGCGCCTTCACTTCCTTCCGGCTATCCTCGACCGAACGGGTCAGCGCCTTGAGCTTCGTCAAAGCGGATGCCGCCGCGTCGAGGTCAGCCACCGAGGCAATCGCCTTGATGCGCCCGCTCGCCTCCAACGCCAAGGTTCTGGCGTTGAAGGCTGCCACGGACAACTCGATCTGCGGGCTGGGAAGACTGCCCGAGACAACGATTTCAAGCGTGTCGCTCATGGTTAGTATTGCTCCTCGGAAGTTGCGGCAGCGAGTTCCTCTTGAGCACGCTTGAGCGCCTTCACCAATCGCTGATCGGCGGCTGTGGTTCCGGCATTCGGCACCCAGTTCTTGTTCAACTTTTCGATGGCGTCGGCATCCAGGTCGCGGATTTCGTTTCCGCTGTATTTGCCGACATGCACTTTCACAGCTGCCCAATCATCACCGGCTTGGGTTAAGTCAACCGCTTCGGCTTCGCGCACCGGCTCCGTGGGGCTTGCTGCCCCGCGATAGCTGGCCTCTTCGCCCTTGGCTTCCTTGTCCTTCTTGCGGGTGAATTTCCCCGAGGGCTTGAGCGGTTCGTTCCCTTTGTATGGCGTGCAGGCAATGATGTTCGCGTAGGTGTTGCCGTTGTCGGCGTGGTCGTGGGTGATGACGACCTGTGCGGGCTTCCCGAGGAGCGCCTCGGTGTCGAACTCGGCTTCCTCCGCTGCGGTCAGGTCACGCCCAAACCATTGGCGCAAAAACTTACGGAAGTTCGCTTTTTCGTTGAGCGAAGGCGTAAAGCCCCGGCTCCATACGCATTGGCGACCACCGTCACGCTCTGGCGCATCCGTCTCAAAAACAAGGCGGAAAACCTCGCTCTCGCCAAACTTGCTCACCTGTTTCACCAATGGAGTCACGTCCACGCACACCGCGCGAAATGTCCCCTCGTCATGCGGGTTAAAGGACCCGGCACCTTTCTTTGTCAGTTTCATATTATTCGCCTAATAAATCGCGGCTGTTGTTGTGTTTGCCCTCGCCGCGCCGCCGCACCGCGCCGCTCGGGGAAATTTCCGGGGTGGAAAATTGGTTAGTCCTCGTCGTCAAACTCTTCCCATCGGCGCTTGCGCTCTTGGAAGTCCCTCATCTCCTGGCGCATCGAATCGCGGCCCAGCATGTAGGAGGCAAGGCACGAGCCGAGGGTTAGAACGGCAATGGAAATGGCGAGGGTCGCGCTCATCGTGCGATCTTCCAAGTTGCCCAGCCGAGACCGACGAGCGGGGCGACGTTGCCGAGGTAGGTGAGGAAGTAGCCGATGGATCGGCAGACGGATTGTGGGTCGTTTAGGTCAATCATATTTTGGTTGGTGTGATGTGCGTGGCTTGGAGCCGGTGTTTGAGAAAAAACTTGGTCTTGGCATCGCAAAATCCGGCGGCATGGATGAGGTCGCGAATGCGGCCAGTGAGCGGGCAGTAGCCCTCGCAGAGGTAGAGGTTCGGGGATTTCATTTCACCCTCCCAATTGCGCGGCTAAGATCGTTCCCGGAGAGCTTCAGCGCCTTCATGACTTCGGCCTCGTCAAACCTCCACCACCGTCCAAGTTTGAAAGCGGGGATGCGGCTTTTCCGCGCCCAATCCTCGACCGTGTATTTTGCCACTCCGAGGCGTTTTGCCATTGCGGTTGCGTCGATCATTTCCGCGCCGTCTTCTTTTTGGTTGCTCTGGTTTCGGGTGCATTGCACCTTTTGCTCAAAAAAAACCGCAGCATAGCACTTGGGGTGGTGCCTGCTGCGGTTGCAATTTTCTCCAACTGCCGCTTTACGCGGCGGTCTATCGAATAACTAACCACCGTATTTTCGCTCATTTTGTTTTTTTGGTTTTCCGTTTCTGTTTTTCAATATCATCCGCAATGGATCGGTAATCCTGAGCCGTAAGTTCGACATGAGAAAGTTCCTCCATAAGGATTCTATTTACTAAAGTTGTTGGCTTGATTTTTTGTGTTTTGGCCTCTCGCTCTATTTGGCATTTCAAGGCCCGCTCCAATCGGACTACCAGTTGGGTTTTGTTAATGTCTGGGCTGTTTGGCATGTAGGTAAATTACAAGGTGCATTGCACCCGCCAAGCAATTTTTTTATTTTTTTCAATAGGGTGATCACCTACCGCAAAAAAATAATTGACACCCGCATGGAAACAAGCGCTGCGGGCGAAAAAATATTTTACCCGCTTAAACAGACGCTCTACGGGAGAGCGGTTTTATCACTCTATCAAAACTGAAACACTCAGCCCGCCCGCAGAACCTCATGAATGCAGGTTTTGGAAGCGATGTAATATTGCGATTTGTTCGCGCCTAATCTGAGGTGCAAGTCGGCAGCTTTGCTCCAAGTTGATTTTCTACGAGATCATCCAACGCCAAATTTGCCATAAGAAAAACAGCGCTATCAGCAACATCAAGCACCCGCACCCTGCCTGGCAGCCGGACAAGTCATCTTTTTTTTCCTTCTCTTTTTTCTTTTCAATGCCAGCCACATTTTGCTTCCAAGCTTGGTATTCATCTTCATCGTAAAGATGCTTGTTTTTATCAATCAGTTCAGACGCCTCTTTTTTACTGAAATCCCCATAGATTCCGTAGAACTCTAAGCGTCGAATCTGCCCCTCTGTCGCACCGTCCTCTTTGCGTAAAATCTCTGTGATGAGGTCGCTCGCCTCGCCCTTTGTATCAGGTGCTTCGTAGCCTTTTTCCTCAATCAATTCTCGTTGCCGGTCCGTGATTGGATCGAAGCGCCAATCATCATTGGAAACATTTTTTTCAGGCATATTAAAAGAATGAATGTTTGACAACGATCCGCCAAGAATTTTTCATAGCGCCCAAAATGCTTTCGCTTCATTTTGCCTCACTCCTCTGGCGTAGCGATCCTCAACCATGCGGGGGGATGAATGACCGAGAAAATATGCCGTCTTTGCGCTGTCTTTCCACATAGCGCGGTGCATCGAGGCCGCTGTGTGCCTGAGACAATTCTGCGGCCACTCTTGCCAGCCCATCGCGTGTGCCAGCTCCGTGCGCTCGCGCTTAATGATGTCCTCCCCTAACTCATCCCACTTTTTTGGCAGGTTCCTTGTTAGCGCCGGGAGAATCGGCACAAAGCGAGGGCGCGGTTTTGGGTCCGTGGATTTTCGGATAGGCACGAAAATCTCTGTTTGTTCGATATGCTCCGGGCGACACCGCCACACCTCCGAGATGCGCATCCCACCGAAAAGGCCCAGAACGATCCATGCTCGCAGCCGAGTCTTTTTTTTCGTAAGGGTCAAAAGCTTCTTTACCTCCTGCACGGTCAGCAAATGATGCTCTGGTGCAGCCTTCGGCGTGTCGATTTTGAGCGCCGGATTTGCCGCTGCGAGTTCGTAGCGCACCAGCCAGTTGAATACGAGACGCAGGTAAACGAAGCCCTGATTCGCCGTGGTCTCGCTCCAACCTGGGTGAGATAGGAATGCCTCGATATGCACGGGCTTGATGTCATTCAAATCGAGAGCGCCGTATTTCTGCACGAAATGCCCCCACCACCATTTGAGGAGGCGAGTGTGGTTCCCCTCTTTCAGTTTCGGCATCCGCACCAGTTGAAATTCCTGCCAGCCCTTTTCCACCGTCATGCCAGCGGACTTCTTGAAAGCATCCGTTCCTCCGGTTTCTAATTTCTCCAAAAGCGCATCATGAGCCATGCGAGCCTCCAACCGGGTCTTAAAAAAAGTGCGCTTCTCCACACCGGCAATCCGTGAAAAAACCACATGCCGTTGCTCCCCGCGCACCGTAGCCGTGCGAAGTGTGATAATCGGCTTATTCCTGCCTGTTGCGTCCGTTGCGTTCATGATGGCATTTTCACCCATTTGGAGCAACTTTCAACCAATTTCATCCAGCCAAAGAAAAAGCCCGCAGAGCCAATCTATATGGGCATCTGCGGGCTTTTAGAAGGAGAGCCGACGACGAGACTCGAACTCGTGACCTATCGATTACGAATCGATTGCACTACCA